AAAAATTTTGCGTCACATCCTCAAAAATTAAAAAAAATATGTTTAGATTGAGAAAACATGAATCTTAGATTTTTTAATGTAAGGCTTCATTCTTTTTTCAATGTCTTCTGTGAAAATATTGTTTACTGCCTCATCAAAATCAAAGTTTTCATGATCAGTAATTCCCAAGTCCTGTCTTACAGCATGGCTTCTAATAATGTTACTGGTTAATTCAATAATGATTTGTATTACATCATCAGGAATTTTATCTGGTATATCATATTTCTTTTTAACCCATGATTCCATTGCAGTGTAATAATCATTAATATAATTATCTAATTCAGTAGTTTCTAAATTAAATAATTCTTCAGTATTTTTATTAGCTCCACTGTACTGTTTGTTTTTTTTTAAGGTGTTTTCATCCAACATAAATTATTCCTATGTTTTAGTCATTGTAATGGTTAATGTAGTTGAATCATCACCTACAGTATAATTACCTGTGCTTTCAAAGTTTTCATAACCAGTACATGTTGCACCATATGAATAAACTCCATAAGGAACATTACTTATTGTACAGCCTCCAGCACTACCAGTACCGTTACAAGTGTAAGTTTTACCATCAGTAATATTTGTTAAAGTTACAATAGCTCCTTCAACAGGATTTGTTCCATCATTAACACTTACACCAATATTTTTAGTAAGGATAACGCTGGAGTTTATGCTTCCTTTATGTATGCAAGAGCAGATGCATCAGACCATGCAAACTGAATATCAGCATACATTGTAGAAGCAATATAATACTTGTTAGATTTTAAATCAAATTCAGATTCAACAATAATATTGTCAGGATCAGCTAACCATTGAATGTTTTCTTTGTGAGTTAAAATTACTGGTTTTTTAGTGAAACCATTACGAAGAGTACTGAAAGCTGGAATTGGTACTAATGGTACTTCCTCAATACTGATGTCCCCATCTTTAGTGATAACTACATCATTAACAGCATACTTGTCATGATTATCTGCTACATATCTCCATACTGCTCTTTTAAAACTGTATGGTACAAATGCAACTGCCCCACCATCATTTTTATATTTATCAGGGAATAAATCCAACATTCTACGGAATTCTTTTAACGGATTGGAATCTGTTGCAGTTAAATCTATTGTTTCTTGATCTATATCAGAATCATCTTCTAATTTTTTCAAGATACCATCATTTACTTTATAAGAAGTTGCAACATTAGATTCAGTACTTGCAGTATTCCCATAGATTAATGTTCTTTCTAATGCTCTACCATTTGCATTACCGAATTGTCCAGTTAAAGTATTCATGAAATTCTTTTGCTCAATACTGTCATATAATACAGTTCTGTGAACACCAGTTAAAGCACGATATTCTTCTGCATCAAAAGCCCTATTAGTGAATGTTGGGTCCTGTTCAGTATTTAATGTTTGAGGAGTTCCACTGATTCTTCCAGCTTCCAATTCAATATCAAAACTCATCATGTCCAATTCTCTTTTATGATTGTGAGTTGGAACAACTTTAGTCTTGTTTAAAAATGCTGTTTCTTCTTGAACAGCTTGCATGTATTTATCTGCTTTTTCCGCTTGAAGAACTCCGTTACCGAGTTTCCCACTTCCTTGTCCAATATCTACAAATTTAAGGATAAAATCTTTATTATACATGATTTTATCAGCTAACGCTTGTTCTACTTGTTTCATTGTCATTTTATATCAAACCTTCTCATAAAATTTTAATTATTAAGTATAATATCTTCTTTTTTTCTACCAAGTCATTCCATTTGAATTCCTGCCCATTCTCTCAAGGAATGATTTTTCAGAAGCATTGCCTTTTGCAAGGTCAGGATCAATACTTTTACTAACAGTAACATCTGGATTAACAGCACCCTCAGCAGTAATAGTAGTATCCCCTTTAACTTCCCCCCCATCATCATCTTTTGGAGGTTCTGATTTTTTAACAGCTCCAGGAACAGGATCATCTTTTGGAGGTTCTGGTGGTTTTTCCCCACCTTCAAGTTTAGTTATCCTTGCATCCATAGTATCTAATCTTTTATCGATTTTACCTATTGCTTCTAAAATTTTATTTTCATCTTCCACAGGTTCATTATTTTGTGCTGGAGGTTCAGTTGGTTCTTGAGGTTCAGATTTAGCAACTAAACCATTAATTAATTTTTCAAGAATACCTTCTGAAACCCGCACATTATTTTTTCCATTGTCTTCTTTTGTCATAACTTCCACCTCTTCTGGGGTGATATATTTTTTCACAAATTCTTCATCATTTTCATATACTTCAAAAACCGCCATAGGATGTGATGGTTGATCAACAATACTGATTGTTGATGGTTTCCAATCTTTAATGTCTTTAAATTTCAAAGCCATATTTAACCTCCCAATCCTCTACTCATTTGAGCAACACTTTTATATGGTGCAGCCAGTATGCTGAAACCATTGTATTCCCCATCTCGGATTGCTTGTTGTATTTCCTCATCAGTCACATCAACAGAAATAAACCAGGATCCTTTGGGGTAAGTGTTTCCCCTAAATGGTGTTGGTGATTCAAGAATATATGATTCTAAAATTCTTCCTACAGGTTGGAGTGTGTGCTGTACATCAACTCCTAATCCCAGGCGATTGTATATTAATGATGCTTGTCTTATTGTTTCTTCATCCAGTATGTCTCCTGTTGCATCAGGGATTCCTGGTATGCAGACTGCACCTTTCACAATCATAGTTTTTTTTGACTCCCCATTTTTTTATATTGGAAAAAAATTAGTTTTGTTGGAGTTTTTTTTAGTAAAAAAGAAAGGAGGATTTTAAAAAAAAGGATATAAATATGTAAAAATAATAAGAATATTTTTTTTATCCCCCTTCAATATATAGGAGTGGAAAAATAGAAAAAATCCATATATAAATCTATGGAAAAATTTATCATATTTACTTCTATTCCAGTGTAGCTGGAATGGATGTGACAGGTTATGGTTGATGAGCTATTTTTGCTCATCGAAATTATAGTCATAGTATTTCATGTACTTAAATTATTAAACTAATTAATAGTGCATGAAAAGATGTAGATAAATAGGACAAATGGTTCTTTGTTATTATAAAATGATTACCCATGTCATTGAAGTTCTGTCTAATTCCCCCATTGTCTTTAATATACTGCATAATTATTTGAACAATACCATAACAAAATAGTGTAATGTTAAACACGAAAATTAGAAACATGGTGTTTTAAAATTTCACCATGAACAAAACAATAACAATATAAAGAAAAAATTAAACTAATAACAAATCAGTTTTTTATAATTTAGATTCATCAATATCGATAGGATTATCATGAGTACCAAAAAAATCAGGTAGTACATCTAAATCAATACACCATTCTTTCCACTCATAATATTTTTTAGGATCTTCTTCCCATAACTTTTTAGCATACTTTTTTTTACCCTCATGATCTAATTCTTTCATGACTCCTGCTTCATAAAAGTTATCTTGTTCTCCGTATCCTTTAATACCTGCTATTACAAGACTCATACTATTTATTTTATTATTATAACTTAATAAATATTATGTCAATACCATATTTTTTTAATCTTTGTTTATATAATTTATAGAAATATTCATTATTTTTAATAGTATACTCATTTAATGACTTATAATATTCTTCTTTAGTCAAATCACACCAATTTGGATTGTATGTATGATAATTCAATTTAATTTCCATAACAATATTAGATACTTCTCTTGAAATTTTTTTTGCATTTCTTTTATTAGCTATTGGTCTTTTATTTCTTAGAATAACCATTCCATTTTCATTAAAAGAAATGCCAAACCTTACCTTATACAACATATATACATAAATATCCTCTGGAGAAGGCAAAGGGGATTCTCCAAATGGATGGTTATGAAGTAATGAATGTAATCCCTTCTCCAATCCTTTTTTCTTAATCTTTTTAGGAATTTTGATATACTTTGAATTATTACTAGTAAATCTCCTTTTTACTTGCCCCGTAATAAAACGTGCAGCACCATATTCTTTATGTCTATTTGGAATGCGTTTACTTAAAGTGATTATTAATTCAGAAATTAATTCAGTATCTTTTCCGATTATATGTTTTTTTATTTTTCTTGTTAATTCTTCTTCATCAATTGGTAATTCCATTTGTTCTTTATTTGATTTAATTGATTTAGATGAATTTGAAGAAAGAACATTTTTCGCCTCTTTTTTGAGCTTGTTTTGTATTCTTGCTATAGTTGAACTAACTCTTTCTTTTACTTTTGAACCAATGTTTTTCTTATTTGAAGTGTTGATACTATTATTCTGTGTTGATTTAGAATTACTTCTACTTGAAGAACCTTTTCTTCTTAGATTTGATGGTCTGTTATTAGTATATCTTAACCAGCATCTGCAGTTAGCTACATTTTCAGCACCACCATTCAAATCACCAGGATACATTAACTCAGCAGGATAAGAACCATAAATATCAAAGTATTCATCAATAGGAACAGAAGCAATAATCCTTGCACGATGCCATGGTCTAGTCTTACCTTTACTACGGCCATTCATCCAAACCTTATAACTATAACCCTCATTTAATGCTTGAATAAAACTAATATTAGATTCATTAGTATGAATAGAATCTTTAACAATATTTTTTAATCTTGCCTTACCTGTATCAGCATACTTCTCACTTAAAATCTTCCTAATTTCACTGTCAGACAAATTCCTAATACTATTCTTCCTTAACTCTTCCTCAATCCTCAATTGCAATGATGAATTAATATTATTCAACCTATTATTGAAAAATCCTGAGAAAATTTCAGCATTGGATTTAACAGCATGATTAACAAACCTATCATCAATTCTATGAATTCTTTTTCTTTCATTAACCAAAGTATCATTAATAATCTTAGATGTTGTCTTCTCAATATTCTTAAGCTCACCTACATTACCAAACAATACATCATCAATAACATGATTAATAATTTTATCCTGTAAATTTTCAACTTGCTTAAAAGCCTGATTACGATTCTTATATTTGTAAGTGAGGTGAATATTATCCTTCACAACCATAACTTCACGAATCTTACGAATCCTAAGCAAATATTCTAATTGTTGTTTATTATTCAAAAAAAAGAACCCCCCCCACTCACTACACTTTGCATATTCTAATAATTCATGTCATTATCTAAATCATTAATCAAACTGTTTAACTTCCCTTCAGCATCAATTGGATCATCACCATACAAAACCTTATCCAAAGACTGATTATTCATAAACCTACAATTATAATACTCATCATCTTCACTCATTTTCAAATCAAAAGATTCACCAAAACGATTAACAAACTCCCCTAAAGTCACTGCACCATTTTGCAGTAATTTAATTCCACGATCCAATACTTTACCTTCCTCATCAAAATTAACAGGCAAATACTCAAGTTTATGTGTAAATATTCCAAATTCCTTTTGAATAATAGTATTATTAATCAAATTAGCCATCCTCTTTTGCAATGTAGCTACTGTAGATTTACTATAATTTTTAAGCAAAGTTTCAGTACGATTACTAGCAATACCTGTAGACTCAGAATCACCTAAACGTTCACGAGGCACACGATGAATACGACGAATACGATCACCAACACTACCTGACAATTCTAAAAAACTGCCTTCTTTTTTCTCATCAGCAATTTTAGTAACATTAACACTAACATTATTTTCTTCACTGGGAATAGTGAAAACTAAAGCAGTTCCAGGTTCATTGGACACTTCACGAAACTCCTGTTCCAAATCCTCTTCAAAATCATCAAAAGTATAATCTTCTTTTTCCTCAACATTACCTGTAACAGTAATAATATAATTCGGAATACCATGTGCTTTAAAATGCCCTTGCTGATATTCAATAATAGCATTATCAGTTAAAATAGCATCCAACTCAGATAAATATTTCGGTCTACCATAAACAAGACTTTCATTACTTTTAAGATTAAACCAGATTAAATCATTTGCACGATTTTCATCTGTAATATTATCATCCCATAAACCAGTTTCACGATTCAATTGCTTAATATTGTCAGGGTCATATAATTTGAAATAATTTTCTTTATGCCCTATCTTTTGTACAACACGTTTTTTATCACGACACATTCTCAGGTATAAACTGCTTACATGATTAACACTTTTCAACTCCCCTTTTTCCCTAAGTAGTTCTAATCCTGCAAAACCAAAAGCTTCTAAATCTTCTAGGAATGATTCTATTTCCTCATCAAAATTAAAATCATTTAAAAAATCATCTAATCCTTCAGGTATTTCTTCTCCTTCTTTAGAGATTATTTTTTTACCTGTGAAAATTGCATCTTCACATTTAACAGTAATACAAATATCATGCAAACCACTAATATCACGCAACTTATCTAATTGGAACGGGTCATAGGCGGGGTCAATTACTTCTGTACCATATGTTAATTCATCTTTACTCATTTCTTGAGATTTAATCTCATATTCATTTAAAACACTTTTAATCACTGAATCTCTTAAAAAGTTACTTTTAACTATTTTAACCATTATTAATTTCTCCTTCTACGATTTCTTTTTCTTAAAACTGTAGGTTTTGTTTGAGGATATAAACCTTCATGTAACAATGATACACTATCTACACGGTCATCATGTGTTGTTTCATCATCAGCTATTATTTTCTCTGATGGGAATTTCACAGCTTGTTTCATGAAATCTTTCAACCATTTACCACGAACAAATAATATCCGTCCATTATTCATTCCCCGTATAGTTCTACTTGCTCTTATTAATTTTGATTTAGGAACACGAATAAAAGTAGGATGATAGTCTTCGAATTCGTTTTCCCAGTATCTTTTAACTATTTTACCTGCAGCTGCAGGCTGATACTCAATCCAATTATCATACTCTGAATGTTCATCCATAATCCTTGTCATGTATTGTTCTAACTTACCTGGCTTTTTTTGTGTGCTTTTCTGATTATGCACTACACCTACTTTTCCTTGTAATACTGTTGAAAAACTACATGCTGTATAATCAGAAGTACTTTTTTCTGTTGCTGCAATATCCCATGTAATTACTTCTTGAAGAATATCCTTTTCAGTTAATAATTCATTAAACTCTTGTTTGCTAATTGTTGCTGCTTCAATTGTATCATAATCAAATACATCTCCAGCTCTTATTTCATAATCCCAATTACCAATCTGATACTGATAATCTGCTTTTGATAATTCACGTAAATTAGCTAAGTATTTTTCTTTGTCAATATATGGATTATGCCAGAAATTCATTTCAAAAAAAGGGTATGGTCCTTTAACAAATTTTTCATTTAAATATGTTGATCCATCTGCATCAGCAGGATTACTAATATAGTAAATTGCTAATGGGAAAGTCATTAACTTATCAGTTCCTCTGAGACTACGATTCAGGAATTGCAGGTTTACTTTTTCAAATTCTGAAGCTTCATCAACAATGATTTTATGATAAGCACGACTTTTGAATTTCTCTTTGTCTTTTTCCAGAAGCATATATGAATAATAAATTCTGGCATCATTTTCATGGTTAATGAAACATCTTTTACTTTGATTGTGTTCTATGTAATCGAATGGTTCTGTCCAATGGTCCAGGTAATCTACTATTCCTCCAGTTGCTATTACATTGTCATAAGTAGATCGTAGAATTAAGCAGCGGTAGTATGGTACTTCATAATGTTGTAGGGCTAATACTGCTCCAAGCATACTTTTACCAGAGTATGCTGAACCACCAATTAGTTTTCTTGTGTGGCGGTCTGCTATTGCATATAATTGTCTGTCATATGGGGTTACTGGAATGTATGGGTTTTCAAGTATTGTTCTTCTAATCAACTTTTTTTGTTGTTGATCTAAGTGTATTTTCTTGTAATCTACTCTCATAATTCATCAGTGAATTTTTCTAAATCATCGTTAATGGTTAGTAATTCTTCTAATTCTTTGTCTTTCATATGAATTACATTATCATTTTCTTTGGTGGATGTTTCAATACTTCCTTGTATTTGAGTATTATTATCTTTAATATCTGTAGGTTGACCATGAGCTAGTCTGAAATTCCTGTAGATTATTTCCGCAGATTTATTTAGATTTAGAAAACTATTTGCTCGTGTAGTTGGAGCATTCTCATTACTATTTTCTTTTAGTTCTTTTTGTATTTCTTTTAGTAATTCAAAATCATCATTGAAGAATTCTTGAAACTTAGCATTTCCTTGTTTGAATAATTCATAGTTCCACTCTCTTTCTTTTTGATCCATATGATTATCATATAATCGGCATCTTTCAACCCAATTCCATCTTGAAGAGAGTGTTTTTAGTTGACTTAGTGAAGGTATGTTTTTTTCTTCAGTATGCTCCGATTTCTTCAACTTTATTATCTGTGGGAATGTTCTTTTGGAACCTAAATCTCTGTATTCTTTGAACAGTGAATAGCTTTTACTTGGTTCTCCTTTTTGTCTTTCCCATGCTTCAGTCATAATCCCCCCATCCTTATATTTTTTTTGAACATTATTGTAATGTTTATTCTTTTTTGTTGAACACGAAATTTTAAAATACGTGGTTTTTTATTTTCATAGTGAACAATATAATATTGTTTAGTTTTGAATTTTGAACAAAAAAAAGTTTTATTAGTTTTTTATAATAGTTTTATGAAATTCACAATAACAAACTGAAATCCATCAATCAAAACTACAATCAAAGCACCAACAATTGCTATGAATACTCCACTTTTTATTGTGAATAATTGATTATCATCATTAGCTTGTTCTTCCTGAATAGCCAATTGTTTTGTTTGAATTTCAATACTTTTATCCATTTTCTTTATCAGTTTTTCTAATTGCTTATTTTGAAACTGATCACTTGCTTCCAGTTTACTTATACGAGATTCCTGTTTACAGTATTTTTCATGTAAATCTCTTACTTGATTATGGGTCATTATTGTTTCCTCCAGTGTTAGTGGAGGTGTAAGTTCTTGAAATCCATCCAACAATTCCTCCTAATGCTACTGCTGCTAGTTCATTGTTTCCCATATAGGTACTTAGAATTCCTATAATTATTATTCCAATTATTGCTAATGTTGTGTTGTTGAAGTTAGTCATTATTATTTTCACTCCTAAAAAAAAATTTGTTTTTAAAAAAAACGTTGGGGAAGGGATTTGAACCCCTGCGATACTAGTGTATCATTAGATTAGCAGTCTAACGCCCTACCAGGCTAGGCTACCCCAACATTGTTGGTGGAGGGAATTGCACCCTCAACTTTTGAGTGGTTACTAATTTACAATAAAAAATAAGCTATTACCAACATCATGAACATGTATTAAAGGAGATAAATTTTATATTATATTTATGGGAAGAATATTTTTTTTTAAGATATGTGATATTAATTATTTAATCTTTGGAGGATACCTATATTTTAATGAAGAAAAAAATCCAATCATTCTATTATTCATTAAAAATTTGCTACCATTCCCATTAATAATTTTTAAGAATAATAATAAATGAAAAGCGAATAATAAACGGATAAGAATATTATTTTTAAATTGTCAAATAATGATAATGCGAAGCTAATTGTACAATAACATATGATAAAATATTTTTTTATAAGTGTTTTATTACAAGACCACAATTTTTACAAACAAATTCAGCACACCACTCATCATAATAAACCTTCTTACAGTCCCTTTCATGTTTCTTTGCAAGAAGGACACTCTATTTCAGTATGCTTCAGGTTTTTTAAAAAAGTGTAGTTGCATCCAAATAATATTATCCTCCCATATATAATTATAATAATGTCTTTTATTTTTTTTTCAACAAAAAAGATAAAATTATAAAATATTTTATCCCCTTCAATATATAGGAGTGGAAAAATAGAAAAAAAAGAAATGAATTAATATTTAGAATATACATTAACAAAATCATATTCTAAATTAAATTTATCATAAATTCTAAACACATCATAATCCACTTCACTCCTTAAAACCAATAACTCATCATCAGTTAAATCTGGATTAACTTTAAATATATATTCCACATTCTTATCTAAATTCACAGGCAAAATATGAATCCTACAATCTAACACATTACTATACCTATCAACTATTTCCTCACATATCTTCTTTAAAACAGTTTTATAAATATTACTCATATTTTTACTCCTATTCTTTTTAATTCTCTTTTCACAGTTCTTTCCTCCAAACCAAAATCACTCAAAGCATGCTGTGAAAGAAATGTTGTACCTGGCTCCCTTAACTCATTACTAATTAACTCCCCATCATTAATTAATTTCCTACGTTTTTGTTGATACTTTGCTTTCTGCTCACGTACCGCCCAGGTCCTGCAAGCTTCCCTGCAATAACCTGTTTTATTCTTAAACTTAATAAATACTCTGCCACAGTATTTGCATTTGCTGATGTAGAATCTTGTTTGTGGATCATTTAATGTTTTCTTCAATAACATCCTATCATCTTTCTAAATTTTTAGATAGTAAGTTTTTCTTCACTTCAAAAACAAACATGTGAAAAGGTAAAAGTTTACCCTTATATTTCACATATTCATTAATTACTTGTGATTTTTTTAATGCTTCAGTTATAGTTTCTTGTTTTAATTCTTCATTTATGCATTCAAAATTGGAGACTGTTCTACTTAAACTAATGTATACTCTTTCATATAGATTAAAGTTATTGTTTTCCACATTCTCCACCACAACAAGAAACTGAATTTTCAGAAGTGTTGAATTTACCCTCTTCAATCATTTCAATCAACTCATTAAGAATACGAGTAACATTCATCAAAGTATTAAGATTAACACTATGAATTATAACATCATCATACTCCATGTCTCTCAAACTACCTGTGCATTCTTTATGAATAGTAAAAGATTGTTCTTCAAATTCCCTGCTTCTTGTTTTAATAAAATATAGTAATAATTTCTCATCAATCATGCATATTTATCCTCCATGTATTTTTTAACTTCTTTCATAAAAACTCATGATTACAATATAACCTATCTTAATCATCAAAAAAATCAGTAAGACATAACACTAAACAACAACTAATAATTACACTTACACTAAAAACTACCCCACCATCCATCATACTATATTCTCCCCCCATTATCTCCAACTTGTTATTAACTCATACTCCTCAGGAGTTAACTTCTGTTTTAACCTTTCATCAAAACTTCTTACATCACCAGGATTATTCTCATCCCAACAAGACTCAATCTTAGCAGTTAATTCATTAATTTCTTCATTATTCATGATTCCACCTTTTCTAAAACAGTAAATCTGCCATTACTACGACGCCTAACATGATCCTCACACCTGATACGATTTATAAATTTCTCTCTCCTATAACTAGTCAAACCATACTGCTCCTGCAACCTACAAACACCAACACTTAAATTCTCAAGATAATCTTTCCTGAATTTCTGATACTTTTCCTCATCCTTACTAACATCATAATCAGTTTCAACAATATTAAAAACTACTTTACCCATTATATCCTCACCAACACACAATATCTAATTTTTCAAAAACATTATAACCCAAATCAGTTAAACGTACCTCTTTTCTTCTTTTACTATCTGGATCAACATACTCCACTAAACCTTTATCAATCAAATCATACACTGCATGATAAGTTGAACTTGTACAATACTTCCCTTTCTTTTCTCCTAATTTACATATTTGAGAAATTTCTTTTTGTGCCAATTCCATGAATACTTTTTTTCGTAATCTTCCCAGTTTCACAAACTGAGCCAAAATTACCAAATCATCAGCCATACACACATCACCTTATAATATATGAATAGTGATATTATTTCACTCCTTCAGCATAGTTTACTAAGTTTAATCCTTCATTAATTACACAACCCACCAATACATCAAAAGACACTTGTTGTTGTTTGCTAATATTCTTCAGCTGATTTTTCCCAACAAAACCTAAACGTTCATGTATACGCTGAACGGTATCCATTGCATTATCATATTCATTATTGTCTTGTTTTTCATTTTTTAATCTCTCTTCACGTATTTTACATAATTGTGATTCCAAAACATTTATTTCATCCTGATGTTTTGCAATTTTTTTTCTTAGTTCTGTTTCTTTATCATCAGACAATCCTATTGCTTTTCTCAACTGTTCTTCGACAAATTCGCTTCTGCTTTGAGGTAATTTTTCTTTTGCTTGTTCCCATATTATGGAATCAATTGTTAATGTTACTGATTTTTTCATAATGTTTGCACTCCATTTAAAAAAAATTACATGTAAACTTTAAAGTTTACATTTTCAAATTGATTCTGTTGCTGTTTACATTTGTTTACATTTGTACACATGTTCACATGTGTGGATTTCCACAGGTTCCTCTCTAGAATGTAAACCTTCAAGTTTACCCAAAAGTTGATCACGCTCCATCTCCAAAGCAATCAAATCAAGCTTCACCTCACGAATTTCCTTATCCAACTCCATAATCTCAAACTCCAATCTCCCTTTTGATGAAAGCAACGTATTTAACCCCACTTCCACAGCAGAACGAACAGAAATATTATGCTTCTCCAAAAGCTTCTTGCAACGACTAGTAACCTTAGCAGAAACAGTTTCAGGAAAATCAACACTCTTCATAAAATAATCACCTCAAAATCTTTTTAGCTTCCAGTATATGTTTACACTCATGTTTCCGGTAATAAAAATCCTCACAGCTACACCACCAACCATCCACATCATCATAATTCACAGTATTACTACCAGTACTGCCTGATGCTTTAAATTGTGCGAAAACTAATTCCACACAAACAGGATTATTGGAGGTTATGCTTTAGCCTCCTTCTCCTGTTTTTTAAACCATTCGAAAACAGCTTTACTTTCAACTTCATCGATTTCTTTCTTTTTAAGCATATTCCTACGAGTGAGATTAATCCTTACTGGAGTGATTGGTATTGTACTGTCTTTTTTATGAATATGTGCTTTTATTTTGTTTAAAACCTCATCCACATCCACTTCTTTTTTAGATGTATTAGTTTCCTTTTTTACACCAGTATTATTAGTGTTTGAATCTACAATATCCTTTTCCATGATTAAAAACATGTTCATCAACAGATATCTCTTTAAATAAGTGATGTATGCTCCAGTAGACTGAATTTTATTAGTACCCCTGTTAATTGCTTCAAGTTCAGGGAACGGTACCCTGATACTAACCTCACCTTTCTCAGGATTCCAATCTTTTAACTTTAACACACCATGCTCAGTAAAACTAAACATGATGGTTGTTTCATATTTAATAGTTAAAGGTATGATTTTTTGAAGAAGATCCTCCAACTCAAAATAATCATACTTCTGAAACTTATTCTCCCCACTCTTACTAAATGAAGTATTCATTACTTCTTCCTGTATTCTAGCTAATTTTTCATAAATACTCATACTACCTATATTATGACTTAAATCCTGAACTTCACCCATTTATAATACCCCCATCATCTAAATCATGATATTCATCATCAATACTGTAATACTCATCATCCTGCAACTCACCAATAATCTCCAACACTTTAGATTCACTAATATTCTCCAAAGATGCCTGACTATGTGGAATGAAACCTTTTGACACCCAGTATTCATGATACTGGATTTCACCCCCACACAGTTCCTGTAAAGTATTCATAATATCACGTGTTTTCTCATAAGTACTGTCATGAAAAACAATTACAGATAAGAAAATACCATGTAAGTTTCCATGAGCAGAAATATGTCCACCCATTTTTTCAACAATTCCTAATAATTGATTGTAAAACCTGTTTTGCTGATCATAAGTAATCATACTAAACACCCATTAGTGTAGGGATCCATCTGTCCCACAATACAGAATGCAAAAATGAATAATAAAATTATTAAAATTATTCCTTTTGCAAAGATTATTTCAACTTCATATTTTTCTCTCCAGGACACTTTTTTATGAAGTCTAACTGGAGTAGGTTTATTGTTGAAGAGACTCATAATTGAGCCTCCAACACTTTATACTTAACTTCTTTTTTCATACCAGGAGTATTAAGGAAATCTTTCAATTCCCTTAACCTGGTTTGTTCTTCAATATACTCAGCATACTCCCCGTATAATGTTTCAAACAATTCTCTTTGTTCAGGATATTCCTGTGCTAGAAAAACGAACAGTTCATCTATTTCACAGTAATCCTTGTAAGGTGACTGGTTGATCCTGTATAAGGCATTACCAATCTTGTTTTCATTTTTCCAAAATTCAGGAGTGAACATTCATTTACCCCCGTAAGCTAGTTCACCTGCACGAGCAAACTCCAACATTTGCTCATCAGACAATTCATAGATTTGAAATTGCTTATATTCATCAGCCAACCTATGATCTATTTCTTCCTGGGTTCCATAATCCTCAGACAATAATATCTGTTCAAGATAATCAAACTCGACCTCATCTTCAGGTGGAGTAATCGTATACATTGAGTTGTTGTATTTGCAACTCATACGCCCACACTCCTGAATTTCTGGAGTTCTTCTTCATAGACTCTGTTTTGAGCCTGAAGTTTTTTCGCTTTTAAAAATACATGTTCAATTTCTTCTTTGGAAGTTAACCTTCCAAAAACTTCAATCTTATCCATTTTTATCACTCATCTAGATTTTTTCAAATTATCATTCAGAGTTGCCGCTCCAAATTCTAACTTGTTAATTAATACTTGAACTTTGATATTTATAAATGTTTGTATTTTTGTTTGGTTTATACCCACTTAAATATAAATATTAATAACCATATATATAATATTATAAATAATAATAATTACCATAAAGGAGGTTATGAAAGTGACATTTACTAGTAAAGTCCAAAAACATGGAGGAAGTAAACTTATATCTATTCCAAAAACTATAACTGATGTTTATGGAATTGACAAAGGAGACACAATAATATGGGAATTTGATGTAGAGACAAAGTCTATTTCATTAAAGAAATTAGAATAATCTTCTAAAATCCCCTATTTAATTTATTAATAACATTATTAAGTTTAGTAAATATTAAATAGTAATCTCTATAAAAATAGTAATTGGTTACTAAAATTATATCACTCATCTAGTGTACTATTTTTTTTGTAGCCTCTAGTTTTTGAGAGGCGAGATGTTGCCGCATCACAGACCCCCTCATCAACTAGGAATTACATTTACTTATTTTGCATTATTTCCATACTATTAAGTCTATTTTTAAATTACTCATTAATTAATCATCCAATAAATCAGGATTATTAGAATTATGTTTACTAATAACTTTTTTACCCAATTGACTTTCTAAATCTTTTCTTGCATTACCCGCAATGTTACCCCCACGTTTAGCAACATATTTACTTTCATTTAAACCATTAGGATTTTCATTACGACTAATTTCAGTAGTAGATACTTCAGCTAACATATTTAAAACTAACT